TTCTTCATGGTATCTAATTGAAATGTTCCCGGCGGCCGCCCGCTCGTGAGAGTCGGCGCAGCCACACGGCCGCGGAACGCACGCCCGTTCACCGGGGTAGGGAGTTTATGGAGATTTTTCTCCCGAGGTGGTTCGAATCCACCCGCGGCCACTCCGTTTTTATCGGAAACTCGGGACGTTTTGCCTAAAAGGCGGGACGTTTCGATGGAAATGCCCCCATTAATCGAAAAGCTCACCGCTATGGATATTCGCGACATCTTGGACTCCTCGCTCACGGCAGACGAGAAGATCACCGCTCTATGTGAAAAACATCTCAACATTCCCCCGTGGCGAGGGCCGTCGGGGCTGATCAACGCCTACGACCCCTCACTTCACCCCGTGGCCGACAAAGCAATTTATCGCGATGCGGTGACAAGTGAGGGGGTGCAGCCCGTTACGCGCATCATGCTCGACTTTCAGCGTCTCGCCGTCCGCCGTATGGCCGAACTCATTTGCGGCATCCCCGTGAAACGCGTGTACAAACCGACGAACGACCGGGAGGCCGAGGTGGCGGCGTTCCTCGAATCGGTCTACGAGCGCAACCGCATCGACTCTTTGAACATCGAACGCTGCAATCTCCTCTTCTCTTGCTGCGAAGTGCTCACGCTTTGGTATGCCATCGAGGAACCGAACAACGTCTACGGGGTGCATAGCCCCTACAAGCTTCGCGCCCGCAACTTCGCCCCGTCATCGGGCGATGAGCTGTATCCGCTTTTCGACGAATACGGCGATATGATTGCAATGAGCGTGGCCTACACCCGCCGAATTCGGGGCAACGACGTTCGCTATTTCGACACCTACACGGCCGACCGGCACATTTGCTGGAGCACGTCGACGGGGGGATGGAAGGAGGAGTGCAACGAGAAAATCACCCTCGGGAAGATTCCCGCCGTCTATATGTATCGCCCGACCCCCGTATGGGAGGAAACGTCGAACACGGTCTACGAGATGGAGTGGGCGCTTTCGCGCAACGGCAATTATCTGCGCCGCAACTCGAAACCCGTCTTCGCCGTCTTTGCCGACGAGCAAATCCCGTTCGGCGACAGCTCGGACAAAGACGCGCTCAGCGTGATGCAATTCCCGAAGGGGAGCGCGGCGCAATATGTCACCTGGCCACAAGCCGTCGACAATCTCAAATTCTACATCGAAGAACTCCGCTCGCTCTTCTTCACTCAATTGCAGCTCCCCGACTGGAGCTACGAGAAGATGAGCCAACAAGCCCTCTCGGGTGAGAGCCGCAAGCAAATGTTCATCGACGCACAGCTCAAGGTGAAAGACGAGAGCGGGCGTTTGATTGAGTTCTTCGACCGGGAGATGAACGTGATAAAGGCCTTTGCTCGGGTGATTTTGGGCTCGGGCTATGCGGATGCCGTCGATTCGCTGGCGGTGGAACAAATCATCACCCCGTTTTCGATCGAAGACGAAGGCGACACGATCAAGAACCTTGTTGCAGCCAACGGCGGAAAGGCGATCATCTCGCAACGCGAAAGCGTGGAACTCTATGGCCACAGCAAGGACATCGACAAGACAATGGCCGAAATCGCCGCCGAAAATGCCGTCGACGTGCTGCAACCCGAATCGGGATTCTAACCTCAGAAACCAATGCCGAGACTTACTTACGAGCAACAGCACCTCCGCAACATTCTCCGGCTGGAGAAACGCATCGGAAAGCTCTTCGACGAGGCCGCCGCCCGCGTGGCGCTCTTGTCGGAGAGCGTCGACGATTTTTCACCCGAAGAGGTGTTCGCCTTCGACAAATATCCCTATTTGCGCAATCGCGCAAAGAAACTGATGCTCGAACTTCACGGCGCGCTCTCGACGACCGTAGCCGACGGGGTTCGCACGGAATGGGATTTGGCGAACGCGAAGAACGACCTGCTGGTGCGTTCTGTGCTCGGGTCGGCGGCAAAGCATCTGAGCCCGGAGCGCCGAGCCCGCTATTTCTCGACCAACGCGGGGGCGTGCACGGCGTTCCTCGCTCGGCGCGAACGCGGGATGAATCTCTCGGAGCGGGTGTGGAACCTCACCGAGCAGTTCAAGGAAGAACTCGAAATGGGGCTCGATCTCGGGCTGCGTGACGGCGTTTCAGCCGTCGAAATGAGCCGCACCCTCCGGGCATATCTTCGCAACCCCGACGCACTTTTTCGGCGTGTTCGCGACGAGCACGGCGTGCTTCACCTCTCGGAGCGGGCAAAGGCCTACCACCCCGGGCGGGGCGTGTATCGTTCGGCCTACAAAAACGCACGTCGCCTGGCGGGCACGGAGGTGAACATCGCCTATCGCACGGCCGATCATCTGCGCATGCAAGAGTTGGATTTCGTGGTCGGGGTGGAGATCAATCTTTCGGAGAACCACACGTGCCTCGGCGCGGACGGCAAGCCGCACCGCTTCCACGATATTTGCGACGATCTGAAGGGGAAATACCCGAAGACGTTCAAGTTCACGGGTTGGCATCCGCATTGTCGTTGTTTCGTCACGCCGATCTTGAAGACGGAGGAGGAGTTCGACGCGGACACGGGGCGCATTCTCAACGGCGAAGAGCCTACGGAGGGGAGCGAGAACGAGGTGAACGAATTGCCCGACGAGTTCAAATCGTGGCTGCAGGAGAACAAGGGGCGCATCGATGCGGCGACGGCGCGCGGCTCGCTCCCGTATTTCATCAAAGACAACGAGTCGCTGGTCGGCAGCGTGTTTGCGCCGAAGAAAAAGACGCTCCTCGAAATTGCCGAGGAGCGCCATGCAAAGCGTACGAAGGAAGAGGAGGACGCGATCCGCGAACGCTGGGCGGCGCGTGCGAAGGAACACGCCGAGGTGAAAGGTGCAGCTGCCGAAACACTCAAAACTGCTGCCGACTTCGGGGAAATCGACGCGTCGGGCTTGGCGCAGGCCGTCGAGTCGGGACAAATCGCGAAAATCAAAGCGGAGACGACGAAGTTGCAAAGCGCGATCGAGGAAATGAAGAAGGCCGAAGACGAACTCTCCGACCTGATTCCCGATGCGCATAAGTGGCACAAGGAGTTCACTCTCGAGGAACTGAAAAGCACGCACGCGGCGGTGCAAAAGAAACTCGCGACCTTTGAGGATATGCCGCTGGAGGTGCAGGCCAGCAAGTTGAAGTACGAAGTGCAATGGGTTGCCGATAATAAGAAGTATTCGACGTGGCAGGTTGCCGAAAGCGCGTACAAGGCTCAACACGCTGCGGTGCTCGAAAAGATCGAATGGCAGAAGGTCGACGATCAAATCGAGGGGCTTTCGTCGTTCAAAACGAAGTCCCCGATCTTCAAGCAGGCCATCGCAGACGCGAAGGCGGCACAAGAGATGGGGGACATTGAGAAGGCGAAAGAAGCGATCGAAATCGCGGAAAAGAAGCGCGCGGAACTCGAGAAGAAGAAACAAACCTCTAAATCTTCGTCGGGAACGTGGACTGTAAACAACACACCGCAGAAGGGACATGTCTACTTGGATTCGTCTACAGAAGAATCTAAGAAAGCGAAGATAAGTGAGTTAACGGGAGTTTACGACAAGCAGAAGATAAACGACTACTACAACGCTGCTTATGGTTTCTCGTATCAATGGGATTATGAGATTAGAAGATACCAAAGCGGATTATTAGACCACACTTTTGTTTCAAGACACGGGCATTCTTACGAAGAGATCAAGAAACGAGCCGAAGATCTTGAAGAGTGGATCGATAGAAGCCCGAAATGGGATGGCGGAACCACCTATCGCGGAATGTGTCTCAGTAAGAAACAACTGGGTGATCTCATTGATAAACTAACAAGTGAAGAAGGGGCAGGAATGTTAGGCGCATCGTCGTGGAGTACGAATAAGGAAACATCAACGTACTTTGCCGGAGTTGGGTATCACGACGAGATTACACCGTATGAGCTTAAAACCCAAAAGGTCATTTTGGTCGCGAAGACACAAAAAAACGCGACAAGTCTGCGTTACTTGTCGCACTTTAAGGGTGAGTATGAAGTGCTTTCCTCACAACGAAACAGGTATCGTTTCCTTCGTATGCGAGAACGTGGTGGGTATATTTATATAGAAGTAGAACCGAAATAAAGGGGAAGGGATCTCTTGACAAATCCTTTAATGACGTACTCGTCACCACAATCTCGGGATTTCGTAAGGTAGCAGAACAGATGTGCGATAAGCTCATCCGAAGCCTTATTTTCCCATGCTGATTTGAAGTTCGTAAGTCCGACATTTTCAATCAGACGCAGGAGTTCTTCCGTATCTTGCCCGTAATTCTCGACGAAATCTTTTTCGCCAATCCAAAACCCAAAAACTTCGGATCCGAGGTCGTCGGGGAACTCTTTCTCCCCTTTGTAGTATCTGCATTGTTTGAGTAGTTCTTCTTTTGTCATCGTAGAATGAGTTTTAGTCTTCAAAAATAGCATATTCTCCCCGTTTCCCGCTCTTTTTGAGCGTTAAAACGACACCCTCGCTCAGAAAAAACCGCTTTACGCGCTTCCAACGTCTCTGAGCGGAATACTGCCCCCTATTATATAGCGGTGATATGGGAGGAAATTATTACCTTTGTATCGATACAAAGACTATAAATAGAATGCACAAAGTAGCTTTTGACGCGTTGAAGACCCGTTTCGAGGGGATCAACGAAAAAGTACTCGACAGGATAGCGAAGAATATCGCGAAGACTGCCACCACCGCCGAAGAAGTGAAAGACTCCGTGGAGGCGATCACGATTCAGCAAATCATCGATGCCGAAGGCGACCGCCGCGCAACCGATGCTCAGAAAACCGCCGTCGCCAACTACGAACGGAAACACGGATTGAAGGACGGAAAATCGATCGAGCCGTCCGAACAGAACGAGCCTACGGAACCGCACGGCAAAAAAGACCCCGAAGACATGCCGCAATGGGCAAAGACACTCGTCGAAAACAACGCAAAGTTGCAGCAGCAACTCGCGGCGATGAGTTCGGAGCGCATCACGAACGACCGAAAACAACAACTCTCGGCCGTCGTCGAACAGCTTCCCGAACATCTGCAAAAGCCCTACGCCCGTATGAAGCTCGACGGCCTTTCGGACGAGGAGTTCAAAACGACGCTTGAAGACGTGAAGACCGAAGTTGGGGGAATCGTCGACAATCTCAAACAAAGCGGACTTGTCTTTGCCCGTCCTTTGGGCGGAGAAATCAAGGACGCTCAAGAACTCACCAAGGCGCAGCTGGAATCGATCACCCACCGGGACGGCGCACCGTCGAAAGACGCTCAACCGTTCTAACAAAAACACACCCTCACAGAACACACAAAAAACTAGACCAAAATGGGTATGACAGTAAAACGGCGCAAAGACCAGGCGGTGCCTCGTGTCTTTGAGCACAAAGTCGCCGACATTCCCGGCGGCGTATCCGTCAAGACCTCGGAACTCGGCGGCGACTACCTTTTTGAAGGTACGCCCCTCAGCGCCCCCGACAACGGCATTTGCCACGTCGTGAAACAGGCCGTCGTAACGGCAAAGGTGGAGGCGACGGAAACGGAGGTAAAGGTGCAGAAAGGCCACCACTTCAAGGTCGACGACGTGCTCCTCCTCAGCGTAGGCGGCAAAGCGTCGAAGATTACGAAGATCGACACCTCGCAGAAAGCCGCCGACACATTGACGCTTTCGGCCGCTATCGGAGCAATCCCGGTGCTCTCGGTTGTCGCAGAAGCGAAAGCCGAAACAACGGGCAACGACGCGGAATTGAAACACATTCCCCTTTCTCTTTCGGGTTCGGGTCGACAGGTCGTGCAAAACGACAACCTCGACACGGACGCGTGGGTAATGGGTACGACGCACGGCGCAACGCTTCACCCCGATGTGGAAAAGCACCTCAAGGGCATTGTCAACTATTAAATCTAAAATCCGATGATCACAGATACTTTGATTCAAGGCCTCACACAGCAGATGGTGCAGGCTCGTGTCGATAGCGTCGACGTTCGTCCGTTTCAGTTTGCCACGCTCTTCCCGGTTCGCCGCGTCAACGGCTTTACGTGGGGCACGATCAGCAACCAACTCGGACGAAAGAACGTTGCGGCCGACATCCACTCGGACAACAGTACAATCGTGCGCAAGCGCCGCCCGATGTTCGAGAGTGCAAAGGGCGACATTCCGTTTATCTCGATTAGTCGTGAACTCTCGCGCTCGGAGTTGAAGGAGTACCAAGTAGCGTATGCTCTCGCAAAATCCCCCGATGCGGCACAACTCGTGCAGTATTGGGGCGCGGATGTGGACTTCTGCGTCAACGGCGTGCAAAGCGAGTTGGAGTACATTGCGTTGAAACTCGTATCCAACGCCGGCAAGCTCGCGTTCAACACCACGACGAACGCCACGATGGCGAATGAGTTCAACCTCGACTACGATGTGGACGAGGATCTCAAAATGAAGACCTCGACGAATTGGGGCGACAAGTCGAACGCGGACGTTATCGGCGATTTGGTGAAAGCCGTAAAAGCCGCCCGCAAGAAGAATTTGCACCCTCGTTACGCTCTCGTAAGCATGGAGACGTTCTACAAGATCTGCTCTTCGGAACAGATCATCAAGGCCTGCGCGTCGTTCATTGCCAATGCCGTGGGTGTGGCTCAAACTCCCTCACTTGATCAGGTGAACAAAATGCTCGCTTCGCAGGCGTTTCTCTACGGTTTGCAGCTGCGCGTGATCGACCAAGACATCACCCGCGAGTTCACCGACGGCACGTTTACGTCGGGCAACCCGTTCGAGAACGACCGTCTTGTGCTTTGCGAAACGCCGATCCTCGGTTCGACGCAGTACGACATTCTTGCCGAGCCGAATTTCCGCGGTATTCGCACGGAACGTGCCCACACGGTAATCAAGAAGTACGGCGTGGACGAACCGTATAAGGAGGTAACGATCGGACAAACGGACGCAATCCCCGTATTCGACACGGCATACCGCAACGTCTATCTCCGCACCGACGCACAAGACTGGTAACGCAACGAAAGCCCGAGACGATGTACACCGTAGAACAAGCCCTTCGGGGAATCACAATGTACCCTCTCCCGAATGCCACGCTCGAAGGCGTGTGCATTCGGCGCGGGCTCTCACGAGACGCCGAGGCAACCGCCGACGTGATTCGCGGCAACGCGTTTCGTCTGGCCGAAGCGGACATTCTAACGTGGCTCGCAGCCGCCCCGAACGTCTCGCAAGGCGGACAGAACTACACATTCACCGACGAACAGCGTAAGACGTACCGAACGCGAGCGGCCGCCGTCTTTGAAGAACTCGAAGGCGGCGCGGTGAAGTCTTCGATCTTCGGATATAAAGGCGACCGCCTATGATCATCCCGAACGGAACTTTGTCCGTGAAACGAAAGACAGCGTCGGGAATCGACCCCGCGACGGGACACCCTCGCAGGTCGGAGGGAGGATACGTCGGCGCGATTCCGTGCCAATACACGGCGGTGCATTACAACGCCCAGGGCACGACGCACGGCGAACACTTCACCCCCGCGGCCTACACGGTGCTCATCGACGAGCAACCGTTCGAAGGGGAGCAGATACGCCTTGTCGACCGAGACGGTCGCTCTCTGGGGGACTTCTCCGTGCAACGTGTCGAACGCCTCGATGCCGTCTGCCAGATTCGTCTTTGGATCTAAAATACGAAGGAAATGCCAATTGTAGATAAGACGGATTATCAGGCCGTGGAGCGCTATTTCGCCGATGCCGCGCAGAAGTACGAACGTGCGTTGATTCGTTCGTTGCAGTACGTGGCCGTTCGCGTCGTCAACACCGCTCGGCGCAGGGGCTCGTACATTGACCAAACGGGAAATCTCCGCAGTTCGATCGGGGCGGTTATTGTCGTCGACGGGCATATTCGCTGGAGTTCGAATTTCGACGTGGCGCAACACTCCCGCCGAGGGAAGACGTCCGCCTCCTCTCGTTCTCCGATCACCGCAACGAAGCCCGGCGGCTACGAAGGACGGCGTTTTGCGGCCGAACTCGCACGAAAGTACAGTCGCGGCGTGGCGCTTATTGTCGTCGCAGGTATGGACTACGCCGTGCACGTTGCGAATCGCGGACGGGACGTTCTCGACAGCGCGACTCTCGAAGCGAAACAACTTGTGCCGCAGATGCTAGCTAAACTCAACGCCAAACGAAAGTAATCGCTAATGCCAAAAACCTCTCGACAGATTCAGGGCGACGTGTATCGGAAACTCCTCAAGAGCCCGATCGCAGAGACGATCACGGGCGGAGTTTATCGCGAAGGTCTGCGACCGCGAGACAGCCCAAACGAGGACGCCGTGGTGATCTTCACCGCGGGTGTTACGGGGGATATCCAAAGCGGGGTTGTAACGATAAACATCTTCGTCCCCGATATTGACCCGTACGACAACGGCGTGCTGACCGAAGACAGCGCCCGAACGGAGGAAATAGAACGCGCCGCACAACGATGGGTGGATTCACTCTCAACGCGCGACTCGAACTACCGATTCCGACTACAACAGACGATCGCCACCGACGAAGCACCCGAGCTACACGAACATTTTATCGTCGTACGGCTCGAATACGACTTCTTCGGAGACGATGACACAGACTAAACACACACATTAACCACACAAAAACACAGAACTATGGCAGTACTAGCATGGAACTACGGAAAGTTCGAGACCGTAGAATCTGAAGGAGGGGAGCCCAAAGCAGCCTCCCAGTGGACGCAGATCGACGTTCCTAAGAAAGATTCGCTCAAAGTAGATCCGAAGGAAGGGGAAACAAAAGAAGCCCTAGACGAGCAAGGGAACATCGTCGACAGTAAGACAACTCCCGCGACCTACGAAATCCTCTGGGAGATGTTCGTCAAAAAGGGGGTCGAGCCTCCTTTCGATGGCGAGGACGGCGTAATCGCCGGAGAGCACGCTTTCCGATTCACGCCGGACGACCCGGCGTGCAAAGGTTGGAGAGTGGACCGCGCTACGGTTTCGGCCGCAATTTCGTTCTCCACGAGCGAAGGCACGCTGTACAAGTACAAAGCGAAAGTGCTCAAACCGAAGGCGGGCAAAGCCTTTAAGCTCGAGGTGATCTCCTAAACCTCAAACACGAGAAATGCACAGGCGCACAAGGAAAGGCACTCGTAGACGTGGGGGTTACGAGTGCGAGCGGTTCGATTCCGCTCTGCGCCCCTAACAAATGTAAAACACTAATGACCAAAACACAAGAACAACGGGTGGCAGATGCCGTGATGCAAGCCCCCGTCGAAGTAACAGTGGGTGCAACGACGTACGAAGTAGCACCTCCCACGCTTGCGACGCTGATTAGCGTCTCGGAGATCGTGTCGCACCTTCCCCGTCTCCCCGAGGTCGAAAACGGTGACCTCATCACAAGCGCACTTTCCTACGCGTCGGAGTGCGAAAGCCTCGGTCTTCTGGCGGCAACGTTGATTCTCGGCGCACGCGAAGCGAAAGCCCCCGCAGTGAGTGAGCACCCGTCTTCGCTATTATCGCGCGTTCTGCGCCTTGTAAGACGGGAAAGAACGCCGAAGGTCACCCGAGGCGAAGTGCTCGCCCGTGAGATACTCGAGACATTGAGCCCCGTGGAGCTGCAAGCGGTCGTCTCCGATGTGCTTAAACGGATGGAGATCTCTAGTTTTTTCGCGCTTACCACTTTCCTCAACGCCGTGAATCTTCTCAGACCGACGAAAGTGGAGAACGAAACGACAGCGTCTGGGCGATCATCGGAGGAGTAATCAAGGGGTTCAACTTCTCGCTCGATTACGTGCTCTACGAATTGAGCTACACCAACCTAATCATGCTCGGCGCCGCTCTCCCGTCGTACGACACAGACAAGGACGACGAAAGCAAGGAAGAGGTGATCGACGCGAGCGACCCCGCTAATCAAGAACGAGTCCGAGAGATTCTCGGCATAAAAGATTGAACCATGGATCAAGAAACGGGTAGACTTCATTTCGAAGCGCTTTTCGACGATAGCGAACTCCGCGCGGGAGCACAACGCGCCCAGGCGGAACTTCGCGGCATCGGAACGGCAGCCGAAGCCGAAGTGTTGAAGATGGACGGGCTTATGGGAAAACTCGCAGCGTCGGCCGCGGGTTTGTTTGCCGTCGACAAGATCAAAGACTTTGTCTCGCAGCTCGCCCTCGTTCGCGGCGAATATCAGCAGCTGGAGGTGGCGTTTGAAACGATGCTCGGCAGCAAGTCGAAGGCCGATGCGCTGATGGGGCAATTGATCGACACAGCCGCCACCACGCCCTTTGAGATGAGCGAGGTTGCCGAAGCGTCGAAGATGCTCCTCGCCTACGGAATGGAGGGCGACAAGGTGAACGAGACGCTAATCCGTCTCGGAGACATCGCTGCGGGCTTGTCTATGCCGCTAAAAGACCTCGCGTTTCTTTACGGCACGACCATGGTACAAGGCCGTCTCTACACGCAAGACCTCAATCAGTTCCTCGGCCGTGGTATCCCCCTCGCCGACGAGCTTGCCAAGCAATTCGGCAAGAACAAGAGCGAGGTGAAGAAGCTTGTCGAAGAGGGCAAGATCGGTTTCCCCGAAGTGCAGAAGGCTATCGAGGCGTTGACGGGCGAAGGTAGCAAGTTCGGCGGACTGATGGAGAAGCAGTCGAAGACGATTAAGGGACAGCTGTCTAACATCGAGGACGCGTGGGAGCAGATGATTAACGAGATCGGCAAGAGCCAGGAGGGGAATATCTCGGGCGTGCTCGACATCACCGGCAAGCTCATCGAGAACTGGCGGACGATCGGGAAGGTCGTACTTTCCGTGGTCGCTATTTACGGGTCGTATAAGGCTGCGACGATGGTAGCCGCTGTTGCCACGCGTATCGCAGCCGCCGCGTCTGAAAGCATGGCCTATCAGCAGAAGCTCGCCGCAATGCAGGGCATCGCATTGTCCGAAGCGCAGGCGGGAGTGGCCGCGGCGAGTTCGATGGCCACGGGAGCATTCAACGCGTTGAAGGTCGCGTTCGCCTCCAACCCCTTTGGACTCATCATTACGGCGATTACAACCGTGATCACGTTGTTTGTCGCCTTTCGAAGCGAAGTCGACGAAACGACCCAAATGTCGGAGAAGTTCGGCGAGAGCGCAGCGAAGTCGATTCAGCAAGTCGAGTCGTTGAGTACCGTCCTAATGGGGCTCGACGAAGGCACGGGCGTGTACAAGAAGACGATGGAAGAGCTGAACACGATTCTCGAAGACTACGGCGTTACGCAGATCAAGGAGGGCGACAACATCGACACGATCAACAAGAAGCGCCAGCTCGCAATTGAATTGATCAAGAACGAAGGGATCGAGCGGCAGAGATTGAATGCAATTCAGACGGCGAACGACGAGTATGAAAAGGCGATAGAAGAAAGACGAAAGAACGTCGCCGACATTTTCAAAAGCGTAGACATCGCGAGATCAGGTAGAGGAAAAGACTTCAGGATGGATAATTCTGGGTGGATGAAAGAACGAGCTGAGTCGCTTTCGCAAGTCTACGTAGAAATCTTACGTGCAAACGTGGGGAAAGGAGAAGAAGAGATTGATCGATTGTTCCGAGCACGTCTCAGGAAGATGAAGGAGCAGGGGCAGAATATTTCGGAATCGATAATCACAGGCGAATGGGAGAGTAAATGGGGATATAACGCAAGCAATGCATTGAAAAAGCAAGCGAAGGCTATCAATGAGCTAAATGAAGAGAGAAACAAGAGCATAGATTTGAGCAACGCCAATGCGAAAGCGGCAAAAGAAGAGGCCGATGCCCACGAATCCGCCGCCGATCGTGTAGCCGCGGGGCAACGCAAGCTCTTAAACGCGAGCAAGACTGCCGACGAACTCTACAACAACGTATCCAAAATCGTCAAAGACTTTTCCGACAACACGCTCAACTTCCACATCAACTTCGACGGAGAGCCCCCCGCGTGGATGCTAAAAATGGACTTCGAAGAAACACGAAGACTGGCCGCGTGGTTCACTTCGACGGCTGAGGAGATGAGGAGAAACAACCAGAAGGTTGCAGTCTTCTCAAACGGCAAGACGATGTCCGTAGAGGAAATGGCGCAAGAAGGGCTCTACTATTCAAAAGCTAATCAAGCGCAAGCCGCCCGTCAAGAAGCCGCCCGCAAAAAGGCCGAGGAGGCTGCGAAAAAGAAGAAGAGCACAAGCAATAAAAGTGCGCGAACCGCGGCCGAGAACGCCCGAAAGAAGGCCGAAGAGGAGCGCAAACGCATCGCACTCGAAAAGCACGACCTCGAAAAGGACATCGAGAAGTACAAGGATTCGATCATCGAGAAGGAATACGAAAGCAGTCTCGAAATCCGCCAAAACAAAATCAACCTCCTCGAAGACGGGTACGAGAAGGAGCGCCAACAGATCGAACTCAACTATGAACGTCTGCTCTTCGAGAACAAGAAGCGTTCGGACGCCATGGTCGAAGCCATCAAGGAGAACAAAATGCGCGAATGGAAAATCGCGAACCCGAAGGCGACGAAAGAGAAAGAGAACGCATATCGCGACAAGCTCGACGTGACGGAGAAAGACTTCGATCCGTCACAAAGAGCGATGCTAGCGCAATACGAGAGCGTAGCCGACGACACGCGCGTCAAAGCATCGGGCGATCTCTACAAGCGCGCCATTGCCGAGTTTCAGGACTACGACACACGACGCACCGAAATCGCGAAAGAGGGCGAACAGAAGCGCGCCTCAATCGAGGAGTATTTCTCACAATACGCCCGAGAACTGCAAGAAGTGATCGCCAAGGCGGGCAAGGACAAGAACGACGCCCTCGCGAAATTCGACTCCGAAGCACACACCGCGGCCGAGAAGCGCGAAAAGGAAGCGAGTCAAAAGCTCGCCGACATCGCCGGCACGAAGGAACGCGCCCTCGAAGAATCGAAGCGCAAGCAGGAGAAGGACATCAAGGCCGTGAACGACGAGGAAATCGAGAGCACGAAGAAGACATCCGCACTCTTCGTGAACCTCTTCGGCGACGCTGCCGAGAAGAGCCGCAAGGAACTGCACAAAGTGATCACCGAAACCGAATCACTTCTGGCCTATCTCCGCGAGACATCCGACGAGAAGATCGTCCCGAGCTTCGGCTTTTCGGCGCAAGAACTCCGCAACCTTAAACAAGCCCCCGAGAAGGTAAAGGAGATCACCGATCAACTCAAGCGATTGAAGGATGCGGTGAAGACCGAAAACCCGTTTGCCGCACTGAGCGAAGCCATCAACGACGTGTTCCGAAAGGCCGAACAGGGGGAAAGTCTCCCCCCCCTCGAGGTGCGTCTGAAGAAGTTGGCATCGGCAGCAGCTGCAACGGCCGACGTGATCGCCCCTATTTCGGCGAAGCTCTCCGCAATGTTCGAAGCCGCGGGAAGTCAAAACCTGAGCGAGCAGGCCGACGCGCTGACCGAAACCATGACCACCGTGTCGAACATCGGGAAGGGCTTTGCACAGGGCGGCATTGTGGGCGGCATCGCGGCTGCGGCGGGCGAGGCTATCGGCTATGTAACGAAAGCCTTCCAGGCGGCCGCTGCACACAAGAAGGCGTTGCTCGAAATTCAGAAGCAAATCAACGATCAGCAACTGCAATACAACGAACTCCTGCGGCAGGAACGCCTCGAAGCCCGCGACCTCGAAACGATCTTCGGGACGGACAAATACGCGAAGGCACGCCGTGCGCTCCTCGTCGCAAAGGATTGGGACGCGGACATCAAGAAGCGCATCAAAGGCGACCTCAAAACGCTTGCCGACTATCGCTTTTCTCTCGAAAAGAAAGAGCAATGGGCGGGCGGCCGCATCCTCTTCGACCCGAAGGCTGAGGGCGACCACTACGGGCTGGGCATGATCAGCGTCAAGACCGGCCACGCCAAATCGGGGTTCTTCGGCTTGGGAAAGGGGCGCGACTTGTATAGCGGCATAACGCAGCTCGCCGAATACAAAGATCTCGTCAAAGCCAACGGCCACCTCAATCTCGAACTCGCCAAGAGCATTGCTTCGACGCGAGAGTTCGAAGGCGACGGCAAAAAGGCGTTCGAATCGCTGATCAAGGCGGAGGAGAACTACGAAGCCGCGCTCAAACAGATGGAGGACTATCTCGGCGGAATCTTCGGCAACTACGCCACGGACATGATGGACGTCATCGCCGACGCGTTCGAAAGGGGCACAGACGCTGCGGAAGCTTTCGGAGACGTGACAAGAAAGGTGATGCGCAACGTGGCAAAGGACATGGTGCAGGCGGCCGTTCTCCAGCCCGTGATTGAGCAACAATCCGAGTTGGTGAAAAAGGCCTACGCAACGGGCAACAGAGATGAAATCACCAATGCATTGGGGGTGGCAGCCCACGCATTTGCGGACGTGGAAAAGGTGGCGCAGGAGGAATACAAGAAAGCGGCCGAGATGTTCAAGCAAAAAGGCATCGACCTTTCGGGAGGCAGCGCCGCAACTCGCGAAGCCTCGCAGAAGGGCATCGCCACCGCATCGCAAGACTCCGTCGACGAACTCAACGGACGAATGACAGCCGTGCAAGGGCACACCTACAACATCGCCGAGAACACCCGAATGCTCCTCGCCACGACAAACGAAATCTTGAAGGGCGTGGTCGGCATCGAACGCAATACGGGCAACGTCCACGCGCGTCTTACGGTCGTCGAGCAACACTTGAAGTCCGTCAAAGACACCGTCGGCGACATCGCACTCAAAGGAATTAAGATCAAGCAATGAACGCATTAGACTATTCAGGACGGCTTTTCTTCGGCGACACGGACGTTTTGGGAAGCACCTACGTCTGCACGGCTTTCGGGGGCTTCAATGAGCTGATCGCCTTTCCGCCATTGAAGACTCCGCCCGCGAATGATTGGTACGAAGAGCGCGGTTTCGATCCCGATCTCTCCGACCCCGTGCTCGACACGCGCGAGGTAACGCTGAGACTCTCCGCCACCGATCAATGGGACTACTATTGCACCATCGGAACGCTCGGAGTGTCTCCCGTTATTGACGTGCGCGCCCCGAGCATCGGACGTTCCTGGTCGCTGCGTTTCATCGCGCCCACCGGCGGCGCCCACGCATCGACCTTCGGGCTCAAATTTGCCGAAGACACCCCGATGAAAGGCTACACCTATCAACCGCCCGCGGCCGAAAAGGAGTGCGCGCGGATACTCAGCACCTCGCGTCGCGACAAATTCGTGATCACCGAAAGCCCGAAACGCTCCTTTGCCGACTACGGCGCCCGCGTTCTCGGGGACGTAGTCGACGAGATGGAGCAGCGCAACGAGGTGAAGACGGGATTACTCCGCAAGTTTTCGACAAAACCGGGGGCGTTTTACGACAAAGGCGCCTTGTTTAACGAGAAAGGCGGCGACCGTCAAGTGCAACTCCTGATGCGCGCCGACACCCTCGCTGAACTCTGGCGAAACTACGACGCGCTGCTCGCCGATCTCATCCGCCCCGGTGCGCGACGATACGCGAACGCCCCGTTCTACTACAACTCGTGCCGCGTAGACGAGTTCATTCCCGACGAACCGCGCCCGTGGCTGCGATTCACCCTCACCCTTACTTTCTTCGAAGGCAGTTCCGAAATTTCTTACTACGAATTATGATCATCTATTCCCCCACGGGCGAAACGCTCCTCGACGTGATGCCCGACGACAACTCCTATCGCCACCGCGCGATTATGGGCGACAATGTGCTCACCCTCTATTTCTCCCTCCCCGAGCACGTCGAAATCCCCGTCGGTGCCTATTGTGAGCACGACGGCGAGCGCTACACGCTGATGCACCCCGAGTCGCTCAAAATGCACCACACGCGGCATTTCGAATACACCGTCGAACTCGTGGCCGAGCAGGGGAAAATGTCGATCTGGAAGTTTCGCAATACCGTCGACGGGCGTTTGCGCTTCTCACTCACGGCCAAGCCCCACGAACACCTGCAAATGCTCGTCGACAACCTCAACCGCCGCGATTCGGGCTGGACTCTCGGCACGTGTATCGACAGCCCCGAGCGCGTGGTCAACTACGATCACGCCTTTTGCCGCGATGCCCTCGCGATGATCGCCAAGGAGTTCGGCACGGAATATGAGATCGTGGGAAAACGCATCTCGCTCGGTGCCGTGGAACACGACCGCGCCAACGCCCTCCCGCTTTCCTACGGCAAGGGCAACGGCTTTGTGTCGGGGGTGGCGCGAACGAACAGCGAAGACAGCGTGCCGACCGAGATTCTCTACGTGCAAGGGGGCGAACGCAACATCGACCGCTCGAAGTACGGCGCGAGCACGCTGCATTTGCCCGTCAATGCCGCCATAGCCTACGACGGCGCGCACTTCGAGGGTGAGACGGGCTACGATGCCACCCGCGCCCGCCGCTATCGCACGGACGAAAAGGGCTTCTCCGTGCAGCGCGCCGACCGTCCCCTTTCGTCGATGGCCGAAGACAGCGTCGATTTGACCGACATTTATCCGAGCCGCGTCGGCACCGTGGGCGAGGTGATCACGGCGAACGAGAAAAACCACTTCTACGACTTCACCGACCCGACGATCCCCGCCACGCTCGATTTCGAGCAGTGCCTAATCGCAGGCGAGAAGATGACCGTTATCTTCCAAAGTGGCATGCTTTCGGGACGTGAGTTTGAGGTTAAGTACGCCCACGCGGCATCGGGGAAGAAGGCGCGGCGCTTTGAAATCGTGCCGCAGGAGATCGACGGCATGACAATGCCTGGGGGCGTGTTCGTTCCCCGCGTGGGCGACAAGTATGCCGTCTTTCATTGCATGCTCCCGCAGGCCTACATCAACGACACCGCCACGCGTTCGGGCGCGGAGTGGGACTTGCTGCGCAAAGCCGTGCAACATCTCTACACCCACGAGATGGCAAAGTTCGCATTCACCGGCACACTCGACGGCATTTGGGCGAAGCGCAACTGGGAGAACGTCGGCGAGCGCTTGCGGATTGGGGCGTTCATTCTCTTCTCCGACAAGCAGTTTCAACCCGAGGGCGTGGCCGTGCGCATTGTCGGCATCAAGGACTACATCAACACGCCGCATTCGCCCGAAATCGAACTCTCGAATGCGCCCGTGGCGGTTTCTTTCAGCACGACTCTGAAGACACTGGAAAGCGCCGCCGTGGCCGTCGAAGAGAAACACCGCGAGGCATTGCAATACAGCGACCGCCGATTCCGCGACGCGAAGAAGTTGGTGGAGCGCGCCCGCGTGGCCGAAGAAGCCGAAACGCTACGCACACCGAACTATTCCGACGGGCTGAACACCGGCGCGGGGGCTCGCATCGACGCGATGGGAAACGCGGAATTTCAGAGCATGGCGGTGCGCGGCTTCTTTCGCGCGGCCGAATATCAGATCAACCGCATCGCATTGAGTGAGGGCGACGTCTTCCACACGGAGAACGGATTGATCAAAAGCGCCGAACAACAGCCCGACGGCCGTTGGAAGGTGGTGCTGCAAGAGCGCTTTCAAGGAGACGTGACGGGCTTTCGGGCGGGCGACGTCCTGCGCGGGGCTTACAACAGCGTAGGAACATCGGGCGGCGCGGCCGAAATTCGCACCTCGTGGTTGCGTGTTGAGGCGGTGGACGCCAAGGCGGGAACGCTGACCGCGAGCCTTTATGCCGACAATCAGACACCCGAAGGCCGCAACGCTCCGCCCGTGCCGCTGATGCGCCTGGCGCGGTGGGGCAACACGACCGACCCGGAGCGACAAAGCCACATTGTGGAGAGCGCGACGGAGGGGCGTATCGTGCGGCGCGTGAAGGTTTCCGCCCCGATAGTCGACGGCACGCAGTCCGACGGCTTTGTGGTGGGCAAATTGCCCGCGTGGTTGCGCGAGCATTTCGGCGCAGCCGTGGCCGGTGCGTCTGATTACGTGTTTGCGCGCGGCATCATCACACAAAACATTCTCCGCTACACACCCGCGGGTCGCCCGTTGGCCGAACGTGTCGACCGCGGTTTGTGGAGTGCGTCGGCGCGCTACTTCTACGAGGAGCAGAACCCCGAAACGGGGGCTTTCGAGATTTCGCGCGTTTGGCACGAGGGCGCACTCTACGAATTGGCACGCGGCGGCAACGGCAACACCGCCCCTGCGGCGCAGTCAACACATTGGACGCTCATTCAGGCGAAGCCGAAGGACGGAAAGGACGCCCCCACGCAGGGAGTGAACCTACTCGACGGCACGAACTTCAACACGGACACTCCGATTTATGCTTCACCGCGCAACCCGAAATGGGGAGAAGTAAGAGGGAAAGTTTCGGTCTTGCCCGGCGGAAAGAACGGGACGAATGTCGTTTGTGCCATGGGGCAACTCAACGTAATACGAGCAAGTATCCCGGGCGAAAAACTCGTTGTGGGCAAGACATACGTTATCTCATTTTGGTATCGCACTGATGGTAATCTACGGCTATGGTATAATTATCCCGACGCCGGAATACTCTACCGGATCAACCCCGAACGCCCCCCTCATTCTGCACCGGCAGAGTACAACGGCGGCGCACTGCACAACAGTGTGGAGTGGAAACGCTACACACAGGCGTTCACGTGGAACGGCACGTCGCCGCATTGTGGTCTTTATATAGACATAGACGACGCATATAGTGGAAAGTGGGTAGAAATTTGCGGCCTCAAAGTCGAAGAGGGGGACACACCGACGACGTGGTGCTTATCTGAAAATGATAAAATCGGGGCGGCGGGTATAGACGGACGAGACGGCGAAAGCTACCATACGAACCTTATTGATAACAGTTCTTTTGCGAAGGGCTTGGAAGGATGGGGCGGCGGATACGGTATGCCCACGTTTGACGACTCAATGCAAAGCCCCGTACCGGGAACACGTGTCGTAAAAATAACCGGGCAAGCTGTAGGGCTAGATCCATATCACGAGGTTTCCCAAAATGTACGAGAACGTATTCTTCCCGACACGACCTATACCTACAGCGTTTGGGTGAAGACCTCCGAAGGAATGAGCAACGCGCGCATTATTGTTTATCCGGCACCACATATAGAACAGCAAATCGACCACGAGCACGGCGGCGAGTGGACGCGACACGCGATTACGTTTACCACAGGGCTAAGCTTCGGAGAAGGACAATACGTCTATTTACGTCTAGGGACTCAAACCAACCCGAACGCCGCGGTATGGTTCGCCGCCCCTAAGCTTGAGGTCGGAGACACCCCCACCGAGTGGACGACGTCGGAGAACGACCGAAAGGGCGAAAAGGGCGACAACGGCCGCGGTGTGAGCCGCATGCGCGCTTTCTATATGCTGACCACCGAGAGGAAAGCTCCGCAGCCCGACACGTCCGGATGGACGGAAACCGCCCCGCAGCCCACGAAGGAGAGCCCATGGCTTTGGAGCTACGAACGCTCGGAGTACAGCGATGGCACTGCTGACCAAACCGTGGTGCGACTGATTGGACATTACGGAAAGGACGGCACGAACGGCACGAGCATTCGGGCGCAATACAGCGCCGACGCGCGGACGTGGCACGACGATTTCGCCGAGGGCGATGTGTGGATGCGGACGGGCAACGGCACGACGTGGGGCGGCGCGCTGCGCGTGGTGGGTGAATCGGGAGCGGACGGCAAGAGCCCCGTTTACGATTTCGCCGCGTCTACGCAACTCGCCACCGCATCGGGAACAACCGCCCCGACTATTCGGGGAACGTGGCAAGACGCGCCCCCGACGCTCCGCGACGGCGAGGTGCTTTGGTATCGTCTCACCGCGGCGAACGGTAAAATCACCTACGGCCGTTTGAGCGGGAGCACAAGCTACATACACATGGCTTATGCCAACAGCGACGACGGCGAGAAAGACTTCACCTTGGAAGAAGATCTCGGGCGCGGCGGTGAAATTGAGTTCTCGTATTTCGGCATTTACGCAGACTTCGACGAGCGCGCGAGCCAAGATTACCACGACTACGTGTGGACGCGTCTGCGCGGTGTAGACGGCAAAGATGGACTCACACCGAATGCGAACTTGCTCGACGATACGGACTTCAAAAACTTGGGGCGCAAAGAGAGCGCCTGGAAGATCGGCACACACGGCGAAGAACCCGTTGCGGGGCGCGCCAACATCAGCCTATTTTCTTCGGCCGTCGATGGTTGTGTGCCCGCGTTGTGCGCCATCAACCCCGGGACGAAGGATGGCGAATATGCGCAGCTCTTCCAAAACGTGGGGCAACTCATTCCCGGACGCACCTACACATTTTCGGCCTATGTGCGCGGGGCGGACGTGGCGTGGCTGATTGTCTATCCCACGCCCGCCGAGCACTTCCACCCCAACACGGTGAAACAAGACGGCTGGACGCGCGTGTCGCTCACATTCCGCGCCCCCGCGGTGCAAGACCCCGACGGCGTGCTGCTGTTGCTCCGCGCCTGGCACCGCGAAACG